GCTGCCCACCGGGCGATACGCACCCGGCATGCATCTGCTCTATATCGCCCAGTCTTTCTCCAACGAGATGGCATCCGGCCAGGCCCGCATCGCGGAACTTAACCAGCGCGTGATGGCCGGAAGCAACAACTAACGAGGTAAAAAAATGGCAAGACCTAAAAACAACCTGCAGGTGATTGATTCCATCGAAGGCGCGTTACCGCAGGGGCTAGAAGGCGATCTCAACGCGATCAACGAACACCGCCACCTGATCATGGAGCAGTTTGGCGAAGGGCTTCCTTATGATCGCAACCGCATTGTCCACGAAGCCAAGTTTTATATGGCGCAAAGCGCAGAAGCCATGCTGGAAGCAGGTAAACGCCTTGTTATCCTGAAAGAAAATGAGCCGCATGGCGATTTCGAAGGGATTGTAAGGAATCAACTTGGCATTCCAGAACGCACAGCGCAACGGATGATGCAAGCTTCATTAAAATACCTTTCTCCACAACTTGGATCAAAAGCGCCAACGTTGGCGCTTTTAAATAAAACGAAGCTTTTTGAGTTAATGACCGAAGACGACGAGGCCCTAGCCGAACTAGCCGAAGGCGGCACCATCGCTGGCCTCACGCTGGATGATGTTGACCGCATGTCTGTGCGCGAACTGCGCAAGGCCCTGCGCGAAAAACGCGACGAATATGACGTCAAATGCCGAGTCGTGGCGCAGAAAGATGCCGAACTCAATGAAATGAAAGAACAAAAGTTCCGCAATATCCCCGCCGACGAGGAAATCAGCCAATTGCGCACCTCCCTGCAGCTGATGGCTGACAGCCTGGTGCGCGAAACGATGGGGGCAATCACCTCCGGCTTTGAGCGTCTCGACCGCGATTACGACGAGCGCGGCGTCCCCCATGCCGGCTTCATGGCCGGGCTGCTGCTGGACTTCGAGCGCGAAATTCAATGCCTGCGCACCCGCTTTGACCTGCCGGAGACCCGCGAACCCGAGGTGCCGGAGTGGGTCAAGCCCTTCACCGACGACGCGCAGCAGACTCTGCCTGTCGATGATGACGCAGACAACAGACAGTAACACCAGGGAGCCCGGGCATGAATTCTGTCCTTAACGAACGTCTGGTGGCCATTGGCAACGCGGTTCGCCATGCGCCGCACGGCCAGAAAGAGTCTATCTACCGCACTGCGTGTGAAGAGCTGCAGATGAGCCGCGCCACGCTGCTGCGCAAGCTCAATGAGACGACCTGGCGTGAACGCCGTAAACAGCGCAGCGACGCCGGCAGTACGTCATTGTCACGCGAAGAAGCACTGGTGATATCGGGGACGCTGATGGAATCCAGACGTAACAACAACAAGCAACTCTATAGTCTGGGGCGTGCAGTTAAGGCCCTGCGAGCGAATGGCATGATACAGGCCGGGCGCGTTGACGCCGAGACCGGTGAGTTTTTCCCGTTGTCAGACGATGCTATTCGCCGGGCGCTGTACGCCTTTCGCCTGCACCCGGACCAGTTGCTGAAACCGACGCCGGCGCTGGAGCTCGCAAGCAACGGGCCCAACCATGTGTGGGAGCTGGACGCCTCCATCTGCGTCCTTTACTACCTGAAGAACCCCAACAAACATGGCCGCCAGGCGCGAGATACCGGCCTGCGCATTATGGAGCGGGACACGTTTTACAAGAACAAGCCGAAAAACCTGGAGCGTATCGTCAATGACCGCGTCTGGTCATTCGAGATTGCCGACCATACCACCCACTGGATTTACGCCGAGTACCGTTTTGGTGGTGAAAGTGCGCAGAACTTCCTGGAAGTGATGATAGGCGCCATGCAAGACCGGCGCAGCGAGAACAACGGTGACGTACTCTGCGGCGTGCCTGAAATCCTGTTCACCGACCCCGGGTCGGCGCTGGGTGCGGCGCCCCTCCTGAACATGTGCCATGCGCTGGGCATCAAATGTATCCAGCACAAGGCCCGCAACGCCCGCGCCACCGGTGCGGTCGAAAAGGCCCGCGATATCCTGGAACGGGATTTTGAAGCCGGCCTGAAGTTCGTCAGGGTGGATGATATCGATACCCTCAACGACCTGGTTCGCCAGTGGCGCATCGCCTTCAACGGCAAGGCGATACACAGCCGTTATGGCACCAACCGGACGGCGAAATGGCTTGAGATTGTCACCACCGGAAAACTGGTGCTGCCGCCGCCGGTTGACGTGTGTCGCGAGCTGGCGATTTCAGCGCCTGAGACGCGCACGGTCACCAACAAGCTGCGTATCAAGTTCCGCAGTCAGGAGTTCAGCGTCAGTACGGTGCCCGGTGCCAATGTCGGCGACGAACTGCTGGTCGCGCGTAATCCCTGGCACGAGAACGAAGCACGGGTCATCGTCACCGGCGAGGATGGGTTTGAGACCTACTACCCGGTGATGGCAATAGAGAAAGACCAGTGGGGCTATGCGGTCGACGCGCCGGTTATCGGCGAACGCTACCAGACGCTGCCACAGAGCGATGCCGAGATTAACCGCCAGGAAGTCGAACAGGCGGTCTACGGCACACAGACCAAGGACGAGACTGAGCAGGCACGTAAAGCGCGCGAACTGCCGTTCGGTGGACGGTTCAATCCGTATATCGAACAGGAAAACCCGGCGTTGCCGGCTTATCTGCCGCATCGGGGGCGCGCTTCGGATGTCCGTACGCCGTTACCTGAAGAGCGGCGCAATCCGCTGGAGGTGGTACGTATGCTGCGCGAGTCCTTCAAGGCCCAGGGCAAGACCTGGCGCGGCGAGTATTACACCCAACTGTCGCAGCGCTACCCTGAGGGGGTGCCGGTGTCTGAGATTGATGCCATCACCGCTGAATACCTGGCGCTGGCGGGCGACGTAGTCGTGAGACTGGCCCAAGGCCAGTCCTGAGATAACGAGAGGGCAACATGCTGGTACTCAAACAGCGTTTACAACAGCACGGTCTGACCCAGAGTGCGCTGGCCACCGCCGTCGGTATCAGCGAGGCTGCACTGGCGCAAATTGTCAACCATAACCAGTGGCCGAAACAGGAAAGCGACGCCGTCAGGGAACGGATTTGCACGGTACTGGAAAAACAGGGCATGACCACGGCGGGGTGTTTTGAGGTGGTACGGGAAAGCGAAACGCCTTCCCGTACCGGTACTGCTTCTTCCCATTCATCCATCATCCATGAGGACGACGATATGATACTCAGAAAACAGGTGCTGACACCAGCAGCAAAGAAACATTTTAATCTTATGCGTAGCCCCTTCGACGACTACGCGCTGCGCTCATCCGACGACGTGTTCAAGTCGCCCGATATTCACTACGTGCGCGAGGCGATGTACCAGACCGCGCGTTTCGGGGGCCTTCTTGCGATAGTCGGTGAATCCGGTTCGGGCAAGTCTACCCTGCGCCGCGACCTGATTGACCGCATCCGCAACAGCGGTGACGACATTACGGTGATTGAGCCTTACGTGCTGGCCATGGAAGACAACGACCGCACCGGGCAGACGCTGAAGGCCGCCAGCATCGCCGAGGCCATTATTCGCGAAGTGGCCCCCACCGAGCGGCCGAAACTGTCGCGTGAAGCCCGCTTCAGCCAGGTGCATCGGGTGCTCAAAGAGAACGCGCGCGCCAGCAGCGCCGGCGGTAGAGATAACGCTCACGTGCTGATTATTGAAGAGGCACATTCCCTGCCACAACCGACACTCAAACACCTGAAGCGCTTTCTGGAGCTGGAAGACGGCCACCGCAAGCTGCTGTCCATCATCCTGATTGGTCAGCCCGAACTTGAGCTCAGTCTCTCCGGGCGCAACGCCGCCGTGCGAGAGGTGGTTCAGCGCTGCGAAGTGGTCAACCTGCCGCACCTGGGCGACAACCTCGAGGCTTTCCTGGCGTTCAAGTTCCAGCGCGTCGGCGGTGACGTCGGCAAGGTGCTGGACGCCAGTGCCATCAACGAAATCCGCAACCGGTTGTGCCTGAGCCGCAATGGCGGAAGGGAAACCGTCAGTCTGCTTTACCCGCTGGCCATCGCCAACCTGGTGACCGCCGCCATGAATATGGCCGCCAGAGACGACATCCCGCGTGTGGATGCCAACGTTATCAAACTGACAGGGAAATAAAGCCATGAACACCATCAAGTGGTACGACATTATCTGGGAAGCTCACGAAGACAGCCCGGTACTGACCGTCGAGATTGACCCGGCGGTATGCACTCTCGACACGCTGTTTGGCATCAATGACGCTTTCGACCATGCCGACGAACGCCTGGCGGAAAACGACGGCGACCTGCTGCTGACGGTGCTGAAAATGCTCGGTGCCCACTGCTTCAGCCAGGCCATGAACGACGACTGGCTGCAGGCCGGGCTCTACGACCAATTCATGCACGGTCATGTTAAGGGCTGGCCGCCGCTGGACGGCAGCTGCGGGATAACCATCATCAACTGCGACGCGCCGTCAATTCACTACAGCGAAATGCATGTCAGCGAGGTAGCCCGATGAAACAGCACCGATTTGTTATTCCCTGTCACACCACCCGTCTGCAGAAACAGCTGGCTGCCGCCGGCAAGGCGCTGGCCCGCCTGACGGCTCAGGGGTTTGTGGTCGAGCGCGTCGAACTCAGTAGCAGTACCCGCGCCACCATTACTGTGCTGCCGGATACCCTCTGCCGCCGTAAGCAGGAAAACGGTCAGGCGGTACGTTATGCCCAGGGCGTGGATGCCGGCGGACGGTTTGAGCGTTGGCAATTCCAGGATGGGGATTGTCGCGTGAGTTGGGAGGTCAGATAACAAACACAAAGACGTTGTAATTATTTAGAGCAGTTATTCTCACTTTAATAAAAGGTTATTAAAAATGGCAAAAGGCAAAAAGTCGCTTAAAGCGGCGGCGGCTTCGTATGCGCCACAAACCCGGGACGAAGTTATTTCCGGCATCAAACAAATTGGCGATATCCAGCGCGAAATAACCCGCATCGAAACCGAAATGAATGACTGCATCGGCCGGATCACCAACCAGCATGCACCCGTCATTGAAGCGCTGAGCGCTCAACTGTCAACGCTGCAGGCTGGCGTTCAAGCCTGGTGTGAGGTCAACCGCGACACGTTGACACAGGGAGGCAAGACCAAGACCGCCAACCTTATCACCGGCGAGGTGAGCTGGCGCAAAGGCAACCCGTCAGTCACCATCAAGGGGGCAGAGGTAGTAATGGAAACACTAAAACGCCTCAAATTATCCCGATTTATTTTGACCAAGGAATCCATTAATAAAAACGCCATTCTCTCGGATAAAGCCGCCGTGAAAGATATCAAGGGCATCGTAATTAACGATGGCAAGGAGGTCTTTAATATCGCGCCGTTTGAGCAGGAGGTGACCAAATGATTTACCCCCAAATTCAGCGCCAGCGCCGCAAGGTGGAAAAACGCATCAACCGCGCCATGCGCCTGGCTGAAGAAGGCCGTTTGGGTACAGCACGCATCGAGTTCAATAGTGCGGCTGTAGAGCTTGAAGCCATTACCGCACTTATTGACGCGCGCCTGGCTGGTGAGGTGCGCCATGACAATTAACTGCCGCAATCCACGCTGCAACGCGCCGGTCGAAAGACTGGCGCTGGTTCAGGCCAATGTGACCCGGACGCCGGAGTTCGGCGACTGGATCATTGACCTGGTGCTGGCCTGCCCCGTGTGCGGGCAACAATACGCCACCGCTCTGGCGAATAGCGATTTGGAGCCCATCAATCGCGAGGCTAACGATGACTGAAACCGAACTCTACGCAGAAGCCATGCGCCAGTATGGCTACGACGCGCAGCTTTGCAAACTTGCCGAAGAGGCCAGCGAGCTGTCGGCAGAAGCGTGTCGCGCGCTGAACCACTGTACGCTCGAACGCCGACTGGCGGGTGAAATCGCCGATGTTGAAATTCTTATCGCTCAGTTTCGGCAGACCGGCATGGTCGCGCTGATTGATGCCCGCAAGGCCGAGAAGCTGCAGCGCCTGGCCGACCGTCTGGGGGTAGCTTATGCCGCAGAACACTGATTTAGCCGATGGAGAATGATATGTGGGTACTCATTTTTTGGATGTCGTCACCTTACTCAATCACGTTAAGTGATGCCAGCCAGCCCACGCTGCAGGTTAACGTTCAGGAGTTTAACAGTGAGCGTGCATGCAAAGCCGCTTTTGCGGCCATTAAGCGTCTTAATGATGGCGAACTTAAACTACGCGGTGTTTGCGCAGCTAAGGACTGACCCATGAACACAATTTTAAGAAAACGGCTAATCAAACATGCGCAGAGTCTCATCGCACATGATGAATGGTTGATAGCAAAATTTGGTGATAACCACAAAACACCGGATACCGTAACCCTGGCGCATATCGCGCTAAATGCTCTTGAGTGCAAGAAATGCCCATCCAACCAACTGGAGGTGACTTATGTCAAAAGATAGCGTCGCTGTTCGCCTGGACCTGGCCGATCACGGTCAGGACTTCCTCTGGTTCATTGTCCAGGGCGGTCAGATTGTTAAGGCCGGACCGTTTCAGAACTGGATATGGCGCGGAAAGCCCGTATCGAACGGTCAATTCTCTGTTGGCGATCGGGTAGAGATCGTGCTTGAGGGCAAACGCCGGTTCATCAATTACCCGATTGAACGCGTTACCCTGCTTGACGGGAAGCACCCGGTACTGAGCGCCGAGGCGCTGTCATGATGGCGGTGCTTGTTGCTTTTATCCTGGGCGCACTCTGTGGTGCGCTCGTTCACCGGTTTATCCCTCGCAAACAGGCGCAGCCGGCGACGGCGCGCCCGGAGGAGCAGAACTATGACTAAGGCCAAATTGATTCAGCTTATTCATATCGCCAGCCAACAGCTGAAGTTGGACGACGATACCTACCGTGAAATGCTGCGGTCGAACACCGGCAAAACGTCTACGCGTGATATGGACGTCATGCAGTTGGGGCGCGTGCTGGACAGCATGAAACGGCGAGGCTGGAAGCCCAAACCACCGCGCAAGGCCCGGGCGGCGCCTACGCCACCGGTCGCGGACTTCCCGCAAGCCGGCAAAATCCGCGCCCTGTGGCTGGAAATGCATGACCAGGGCATTGTGCATGACCGCACCGAGGCGGCCTTGCAGGCGTTTATCCGCAAGATGACCGCCGTTGACCGCCTGCAATGGCTGACCCCGGAGCAGGCCAGCGGCGTTATCGAAATGCTCAAACAGTGGCAAAAGCGGGCACTGAACGGGGGTAAACATGGGAACCGCAACGCAAGATGAGCTGATGAAAGGCGTGGCGGACGCGGTGGTGCATGTTCTGCTGCATCAGGCGCGTCTGCCTCAACAGGAGGCGCAGAGTGTGGCGTCAGCGCTGGTAGAGCGGCTGACGTTCGCCTGGGGCAACAGCACCATCCAGATCCCCAAGGGACAACGCTATATCAACCTGCAGCGCTACCGGCGCATATTCGACGAATTCACCGGCGACAACCACTCGCAGCTGGCCAAGAAGTTCGAATGCTCTATCCAGTGGATCTACGCAGTGGTAAAGCGCATGCGGCAGGACTATATTAACCGCCACCAGGCAGACATGTTCAACGAACTGCCGGACGACGAGCTGGCGTTGAGCGACTTCATGCGGACCCGCCTGCTGGTGCTGGCCGACATCATGGATTACTCGGCGGCCCTCATCAGTGAGCAGACCGGCATGGACGAGGACAGGGCCCACTGGCTGGGCGAACAGATTGCCAACCACGTTTCCAGTCATCTGCATGGCCAGTCTGCATACGTGCGATCACGCCATAACGCGGAAAAGACTGACGATCGCCAGCCAGGCCTGTTCGATGATGACGGGTAGGCTTATATTAAAGGCGTTGATTGTGCTGCCAACTGCCCCATGCGAACAATGAAGATGAGCATTAACCGTGCTCATCTTTTTTTATTTCAGGCTTACAGGAGGCGGTATGGGACCGTTAGGAGGCATGAAGACAGTGCGGCAGGCGGAACTTGCCGACCCGGACAAGCTCGAGCTGATCATCGCCGAAATGCTGGCAAGCTTCAAGCTCTATACCAGCAAGAGCTCTGCTGTTATAGGTGTATCCGGCCAGCAGGTGCTCGCGCTGACGTTATACAGCCACGCGACATTTGAAGCGGAGTTTGGTGAAGACGTTGATGGTATTGATCGCCAGGATATCTGCGTTACTATTCATCGAACGCCATCTCGTCCACCGAGACCTTTGAGCAAAGGCTGAACGCACCCAGACAGGAGATTTATATGTTCGATTCATCACTGCTGAATCTGCCCTGGGCAACGCTGGTGACGCTGGCTTCTGGGTATATAGGGTACTTTATTGCCAACGTCGGCTTGAAAGATCAGCATAAAACGGTAGATGTGACTTTTTCGACATTGGTATTTGGGCTGCTATCCGCACTTGCCTACGATGCAGCCATACATTTTGGTATTTACATGGCAACATCGACTGCGGTGGTGATTGCGCTAGCCAGTGGCGCGCTGTGGCGGAAATATGGACGCAAAAGCTTGTATTGGACACTACGACGTAGCGATGTATCATGGTCAGACAGTACAAATTCAGCCTGGCAACAGATGTTCGGTCATACCGACTATCGGGTTTACGAAGTCACTGTTTATCTGAAAAGCGGAACCGTATTGTTATCACGAAATGTTGCCCAATTTGAAGGCTTACCGAATGGGCCTTGTACCTTTGGAAACCAGGGCGATATCATTATCTACGTGACGCACCGACGTCTCGCCAGTACTCCGGGCTGGAAAGAAGATAAAGCAGTTAACAATGAAATCTACGGCGCAGCGGCGACATATATTCCCGTTGATCAGATTTCAAGGCTCGAGATAAGAAGAGCCCGCAAATAAGGCTAAGCAGGCTCTGTCGAGTTTCGATTATAGGCAAGTAGCGTTATTCTTCGCTGGGAAAAGGTAGTGATGGAGACTGACTGTCTGACTTCTCATCTTTTGAATCGTTGGTCGGCTCGAATGCTACCGAATGGCCCTTTGGATTTTCGGAATAATCCACACGGTCGTCTTTGTCGTTTTTGGCTGTCATTGTAATCATCCTTCTGAGTGGTTTTAGTCGTTGCGGACTTGATTCTAGGTAAGTGGAAGGATGATTACAATGATGAGCATGGTGGTTTAGGTCGTGGTTCTCCGTTTCACATACTGAAAAGTAATTACACTAACCCGTCCCAGATAGATCCAGTTTGTCCCAGGTAGATCCACATTTATCTCACGTTTCCCTTCTAAATATCTCACGTCAGATCA